CATGAATTGCATCGGTCAAGTTTTTAAACGTTTCGACCTCAGACTTTAAAGCCGCCGTATCTGATTTTGCTTGTACTGCGATCACCTTTGAATTATTTGCGTCCGCTGCATGGTGTAATGATGAGTTATCTGAAGTGTTAGTAACAGGAACGCCGTAAGGTTGTACCGCATATTCTTTCGCCTTTGTCGCGTCCGTTGACGTTGAATCGACATAACCTTGCATGGTGTTATCAATGTTCGTGGTTGTTTCTTGCAATGCAGTTACACCGCCTGACAAGGTATCAACGTCTGAACTCAATGCGTCAAAAGCATCTACAGCAGTAGTTGCACCATTGACTAAATCACCAACCTTATTAGTTAAGTATGCGACAGGTACAAAAGTCTTCGGCGTACCATTAATTTCAATAGTTACTTCAGGGTTCTCACTTGATAATAATAAATTGTGATCACTTAGCAGGTTCACGTAATTTTCAGAAACTTGTTTGGCTGTGCCAATTATGTCTCTAATACCTTCCCTTGTGTTTATTACTGTGAAACGTGTGTTTGTTTGGCTGTCACCTTCCCAATTATCCTTTAGAGTTATTGTGTTCGCTGTGCCGCTAACTACCTCTACGGCTTCGCCAGCAATAAGAATCAATGTTCCACTACCAACATAGGCCGCGCTTAGACTAGCGACAATAGTTATTTGTTTTTCCCCTTGTGCAATTGTCGCCAACCCTGTTAATAATCCGATAGACATAGAAAATACCCCGTAATTTTTGGTAAAAGTTTTTAGTTAAAAAGATGATTAAAATTTATATGTGCAAGCAATTTGTTTTACTTGCTCTGGATAATCGAAAGTTATGTTTTCGTGTGATTCTGCAACGGTATAGTTGTAAATTAAATCATCACCTTGTAGCTGTGCTTTGCCAAGAATGCTACTAGAACAAAGGTTATCGCCGTTTTCAATATTCCCACCTAATCCGCAAACGTTGATCAAGCCTTCACCAACACTATTGATAGTTATTAGTCTATCTTCGATTTCAATTTGCTCTTGGGTTAAGCCCATAGGGAGTTTTTTAGCTAATCCTATATGTTCCATGATAGAGGTATCATCAGCTATAACGCCGTAACAAGTCTTTTGTTTATGCTTTGATGATAATGCTAGTAATGACATTGAGTTGTTAATGTCAGGCTTAGTTAATACGCTGAGCCTTACCATTAGATCGCCTAGCTCATATGTGGTTTTCTCTCGCCTTATTCCTATATGGCTTCCTGTGAATGGGCTTACACCATCACCCGCCCACATTCTTTTTGAACCGTAAAAGCTATAAGACGAATTACCGTTAGAAAAAAAGTCTGCTATTCCGTTACCGCTCGTTGACTGTGCCGTTATATTTCCAGAATCGGCGATCATCACACGAACAGCGCCAGCAGAATCTTTAAAAAGAAAAGCGGTATTACCCTGGCTACTTTCGCTAACTTTAAACTCCGCCCCGTTACCGCCTTTCATAGTCATTGACGTTGTTACAATTTCGCACTTGCCCGTTATCGGGTCGAAATCAATTTTATTACCGCCCGCCTCTGCCAAAAAACGCCCTGACATTGTTAAACTTTGGGCAGTGATACCGCCAGTAAAATAGCCTGTAGCCGCCACTAATTCACCTTTAAAGTACGCATCTTCACCGAAAATAATGCCAGCAACTAATTTATCGGTAGTAATTGTTCCCGCTGCAATATGTCCGGCAAGAATCTGATTAGCGCCTATCAATTCAGCTATAATTGCACCCACCATTATTTTATCAGTAGTAACGGCGCCAGCAGATAATATATCAGTCGTTACCGCATTTACTGCTAATTTATCGGTGCTTATAGCTTGCGCCACTATATTAATAGCGGTGACAGCATTAGCGGCTATTGCTGGACTTCTAATAGCACCATCTGAAATTTGTGTGTGTCCTATAGGGAACATACCACTAGCAAAAACCTTTAACTCTTCGCCTAATTCAGATAATACAATATCTCTATTACGATAAGATTCATCAAGAGCCTCAGTAATATTAATGTTATCTTTGGTTATTAAAGCCGTGGTAAAAATACTTGAAAGTGAGCTTTCCATTGCTTCCCATTCATCAGGGATACTATCTAACTCCGCTTGTACTCCGTCTAAGACTGTTTGTAATTCTTCAGATATTCCCGCTTCTGAGGCAGTTGTATTAACTTCAACGTTAATCCAAGAAGAAGAACCAGCAACATTAATAGAGCGACATTTGAATTTATAAGCTGTCTCAGGATGCAAGCCGGTAAAAGTATAAGTTGATCCCTGAACAATGTTACCTTCCTGCGTAACTTCATCAGTGCCGATAAACTGCCATTGGAATGTTGTATTTAAGGACAAAACACCCTGAATACTTGCGGACATTGTTACCGAATTAGAGCCAACTGAATCAACATTAACCGTTGGTACACCGGGCAACGCAACAGTGAACACTAGTACCGCCGCTTCTGAGATAAACAAAGAGTTTTTAGCAACGATTGACGCTGTATATTCTCCTTCAGGCAAGCGTGCAATATTTACATGTAGCTCGCTTGTTTCCTGGCTAAAAGCGGTGTTATTGGTTTCGGTATTGTTAACGGTGATCTTATAACCTGTCACCATTACATCGTTAGGATCATCCCAGCTTAATTTGCCAATGAAAGCCTCACCATCAGCGAGCGTTTCATAAGATAAACCAGTTGGTGCGTCAATATCTTGCGGTAGTGAATGGCTTGTATCAACGTACTTTTCAACTACGTCACCGATTGCCCAAGGGTAAATTGAAGGTTGATGTTCAACGGCTTGAAAAGTTGTAACCCCTGTTAATAAATCTGTTTCAACTCCTTTAATTCTAAACTGTTTTGCATCCCACCCGATTATTACACTATCCACCGTGACAATATCGCCAGCCTCAACCACCATCGTTTCAGCAGTACCTATGAACGCCGCCGACATAGTGTGCCGACTTAGGTTTGCTATAACATGGGCCATTTGCAAGGCTTCGGCTTTATTATGTATGGTGTCAAAATCAAACTTACCTAAAAGCAATTTTCCTCTATCTTCTGTTTTCCATTCTTGGTGCAAGGCATCACTTTCGGGATAGAATACTTCATCGTCTGCGCCTGTTAATTTATTTCTGAATGTAACACCTACCTGATTATATCGATCACTTTGATTACCGCCTGAGCATTGTACCGCGCCTTGAATGTTATCTTTTGTGAAAGCGAAAACAGGAGAATCATCCTTTTCAATACCTAGACGGTATTTGCCGCTGCTTTCTGGTAAAGATGCCCGCATACCACCAAGAAGCACCCCAACATTATCAAAAATAGTGTTATCGCCCGACAGACTCACGTTGCAACTAAATAAGTTTTCAATTACTGTTTCTTTAACTGTGCCAACTAGAATATCTACCCACTCACGCGCTATCTTATCGTATCGAGTTTTGTAAATAGTCCTTGTATATTCCCTTGTTGTTTCAATAAAGTCTGCAGCATTGATAAAGCTTTGGGTATCAAGTTTGTTGGTAGCTAAACCCTGTCCATAATTGGTATTGGTTAAGTAATCATAAAGACAAAGAGCGGAATTATTACTATATTTAAGCTGGTTATCTCGAACATCTAGCACTTTCAACCCTTGAATGTCAGCCGTTATGGTGGGCTCTCCCTGCCACCAATCAACATCTTTATTTTGCTTTAAACGTACATAGGCATAAGCGACATTTTTTAACTTTGCTGTGCTTTTCCATTGGCTAAAGTTAGCTGCTAATTCTGTGCAATAGGTTTGGTTTTCGCTCCCGTTAAACCTTTTAATAAAATATCGTTCTGAGTTGATTTGATCTTGTGATATGCCATTAAAATAAAGATCACCAATACCCTCTATTTCACCGACACTAAACACGCAAATAAAATGCAAATATTCGTTTCTGGCCCCGCCTTTTTTATCTGTAGTTGTTACAAAAACCTTGATGCAAGGCGCTTCTTTAACTTCACCATAAATTATAGATACATCTTGGTTAGTGCCTCTTTTTTCAACATTATAACCGGCGGGTCGTGGCTTGCTTGGGGTAAACCACCCTTTAATAGTTCTTAATATGCCTGATAAAAAGCCCATTATTTGCTCCCCCATTTATATTCTTTACCGCTTTCTGAAGCAAAATAGAATCCAGTATCACCAGGCGAAAGTCTTTGCAAACTAGCTGGAGTTGTTCTTATGCCGCCTTTTTGTTTCCAGTTAGCAAACTGGCTTGATATTTTTTGTTTAATAACGGCTTTCCCTTTTTTTGGATCATCTGTAATGCTTGGCTTACCGTCTATAATCATTGATGCCATATGGATAACATCACCGACAACCGAATAATTACTACCTAAAATAGCTAATGATAATGTAACGTCTCTACCCTGTTGATCTGCACCTAGAAAGATGGCCACCAGTGAAGGGTCAACCGCATCTAGTTCTATGCTCATTGTCCCAACTCTTAATTCAATATCTTGTCGTATGCTTGGTGTTTTAAGTAAACTGCCATTGCCCAAGTAAGTATTGCCATTGTGATAAACATCAAAACAAGCGTTGTTTAAATATATCGGGTTTGGTGTTAAGTCCATCTTTACTAGAATGGTTCTTGTATGATCAGTTTTAAGCGCTGCCAATGTATCCGGGTGTAAATCTCTCATAATTAAAAAGCCTCAATTACTTTAAATTTCAATCTTGCTGTTTTATTGCTTTTAACTTTCAATTTAGATACGTGGCTGTTTAATCTAAAAGTAAATAAGACGCCAGAAACATTAATAGTTTCACCGATTGAAACTGTATGGAAAAGGTTTGGGTAAATAGTGGCTGAACTACCTGAGGCAATTACTATTTTATAAACCTTGCTATGTCCAGCAAAACGAATATGATCACCGCTACACGGCTCGTAATTAGCGAAGTTAATCGTATCGTCACCTATGTCATGACCTGATAAAGACTGAACCAGACCAGTAACACTACCCAACGGGTTACTGAGCATGGGAAATTTAATATCGAATGTTTTTCCTCTACCACCTAAGCTATCTAAAAACGCACTAGCACCCCTGAATTCCCTTTCATTTAACATGCCCGTTGTTAGTGACGCTTCCCACCTCTGAGAACCAGTTGATAACGCGATTGTCTTTAATGAGTTAGATTCGGAAAGGTAGGACGGTGAATTGCTTATCATTTCAAATTCTTCAAAGCCTATGTTGTTTGGGAATATCATAATGTTTGCCCCATATCTGCCATATACATTGATACTGAGTTATAAACCGCCTCAGAATTCCTTTCTATAAATTCGCCCATTTTTTCCTCTGACACGTCACCCTCAAAATTGTGAGTTAGATTAATGGTTATGCCACCACCACCACCACCAGTAACACCGCCACCAGTACCACCGTCACCACTAACCTGTTCCAATTGTGATTTGTTAAAAACATCTCCACCATTACCAGCAAGCAAGAAGTTTTTACCGCCATGCTGTAATAACTCTGGCTTATTACCTTCACCAACTTCAATTATTGACCGATTACCAACGGGGCCACCACTTTCTAAACCAGCAATAGAAGCAACATTCAAAGCAGCTTGTCCCGTTGCCATGCCAACCGCCGGCATATTCAAAGGAAAAGGCGCACTAGCCCAAGCTTTTTGTATAGCAACAAAACCATCACCAAGGGCAATTTTAAGTTGCGCTCCCTTTTCTTTTAACAAGTTCTTAATTCTGATTGCGTCCTGAATAGCAGCAAGTTTTTTACTTCCATTTGCTTTAATCTTTAAAAGCTTATCCTCATGTGCTTTAACTTTTTTCTGTTCATCGTCCTGTTTGAGTTTAAGGTTTTTATTTTTAGAATCTCCCTCGCCTTTAGTTCCATCATTAATGCCTGCCTCTTCCCTTGAATAACCCCCTTCTTGCGCCGCTGCAGCCGCCACAATTTCAGCCGCTTCTAATGATTTCCTTTTAGCCTCTTCAGCCCATGCGACAATCCCGTCATAAGGTAACGGCTCTTTTGCTAATTTTATTAAATCGCCTCTTATGGTGGTTATTTGTGCTTTCATAGCGCCAGCCATGCCACCGATAAAGGCGCTTGTTTTTGCCTCAACGCCTGGCAGTAGATTAAGAAAGTTGGTTATGCCAATATCTAACGACTGTAATCCATCTAACATCGATGATATTGCAACCGTGGCAGCAAGCTTTACTACAGTCCAAACAACTTGCAAACCTCGAATAACATTAGCCGTATATCCCACCGCCTTAATCGCTACGTCCATTGCCTTGTTAGTGAATTGACCAAAACCACCCGCCTCAAGTGCTGCATTATAAAATTGATCACTTATAGCATTCACATAAGGCGATAAACCGATAGTGATTGAATTCCCTATACCCTCGAAAACTGAAGAGCTTTTCAATAATGAATCGTTTGCTGCTTCTACTTTGGCAGCATCGACACGATTTAAAGAAATACCAAGCGCTTCAGCTTCCTTTGCTGTTCGGTTTAATCCTTCCTCACCCAATGCTAAGGTATTTATTAAATCAACACCTTTAGAACCAAATAGATCATAAGCAATGGCAACTTTTTTACCGTGATCTTCAACGCCTTTCATGGCTTCAGATATTTTTTTAAATTGCTTATCCGGTGATATTTTAGCTAATTCTAGTGCGTTCAATCCTAGCTCTTTTAATGCGTCCTTACCTTCTCCCATTCCTTTAGCTGCGTCTTGAACTTTTACCGTCATATCAAGTAAGCCTTTGTTTAGAGCTTTAGTTGATACACCTGTTAATTGTGCGGCAAGATGTAAACCTGATAGTGATTGTGTAGTTATACCCAACTTATCGGCTTGCTTTGCTAGTGCGTCAATGTTTGCTGCACTTTGCTTGTAAATAGCACCTAAAGCGACAGCACCAGCCGCACCAATAGCACCAAGCGATTTAACGACATTAGCAGAATTAGCCCTCACCTTTTTTGCAAACGATGCTGATTTCCTGTTAGCTTTTTTTAACTCTTTTTGAAAGTGAGCGCTGTTACCTTTTAGGTCGATCACTAATGATGCTAATGCCGTCATAATTATTCACTTATAGTTGGGTGTTATTAAGCATTAACCAAAGTGTTTAATCATGGCAATTTGCTCTTCAGTTGTTTGTGGGGCTTTTTTGAAAGTAGGCATAAATTCATTAGATAAACGTGGTTTACCTGTAGAATAATGCGGCGCGTTAAGTATGCTTGCTTGTTGCATAGCGAATCGGGCAGTATCAGCACCAGCGCCAAAAGGTCTTAGCTTATAGAATGCTTTCCATTCGTTAAATTGGTTACTTGTCATACTCTCAAGCATTGCGTCAACGTCTAATTTTCCCGCAACTAGACAGAGTTCCATTGCTAAAACTCTATCAGGCTGCGCTGCTAGTTTTTTGCTGCAATTTCCTCTTTATCATCACCATAGAAAACGCCGTTAAATTTAGATATTTCAACAAAAACTTCTGAAGCTTCCTGTGCTCGATTCTCTAAGATGGTATCAATAGCATCTGCATCTGAAAAAACAGGATTGTTACCTTCCCATTTAAAATCAAATAAAGGAGCGCCCTTATCGTCAACCAATGACATTGCTAATATTTGAACTTGTGGTAATAGTTGTTCAATCTCACACGCGCCCGCACCAACACCTTGTAGAAGGTTAATATACTTTACTTGCTCGCTTGCTTTCCATTGTTTAACTAAAAACTCGCCGCCAAACATAGGCAACAGTTTAGTTTTTAACGCTATGTTAGCTAGTAAGGATTGCGCTGTATTAAGTTTTTTAACTGCACCTGATTTTTTAACTGTGCTTGATTTTTTCATTGTTCAATATCCTATGTAACGTTGGTGATTTTGCCGCTTACCGTAAAAGTAAAGCTTTCTGTCATATCTTCAGTTTGTGGGGTAGCCAAAGATACTTTTGTTACAAAAGCTGAAAACTGTTTTTTTGTTGCTAATGCGTCCGGCCAATGGATCTGATAATTACCTAAATCATCACTTTCAAAATCATCATTTAATTGTCCTGCAACTACTGCGGCACTATTCCACTTAAGCGTTAAATCGAAAGGTTCAACCTTTTTTGCTCCAGGTATTACCGTTTCGTAACCATCAGCACTGTCAAACGTTGGTTTGCTTGATGTTGATTCCCTTGAAACAGTTATTTCGCCAATTTCTACAATTTCCGCTACTTCTGTGAATACTTCGGGATCTTGTCCATCACCACGTAATAGTTTTGTTTTATCGCCTTTCATTTGCTTGCCCTTATAGCTTATAGCTAATAGTTAATTCTAAAGTTTGTTTAAATGCTTTGCTTTTAGGTTCATAGCTTGGCTGTTCCCGTAAGTTGTGAACCGATAATATGCTTTCTTGATTACTAGATAATTCATTAAAGAAAGTGATCAACACCTTCTTTATCGCTTTTATTTCATCGACTTGTTTTGCCCAATAATCAATTTGTATGGTCGCCGTTTCTTCACCCGTTAACCCGTCAAAAGTTTGTCCTAATGTGTTGCTAATCCTTGACACTCTTAACGCTGGGAAAAGTTCAGTCTCGGGCAATGAGATAGCAAAAACATTAGGTACAACAGAAATAACACCCGGCAATTCCCTTAGCCATGTACATAAAGTTAGTTCAATCATAATCACTCATTATTTAATTGTGGTTGTATCCGCCCAGGCTAAACGCCGCCCATAAAAAAACCCCGCTTTAATTGCGAGGTTTAAATAAGATAAGGTTATTATACTGGTTTTATCGGTAATAAATACTTTGGTTTTATAGGCTTATATTCATAGACCTAATTAGTTAAGCTAAGACTGAAAACCTGATAAACCGACAGGTTGAATATTGACGTTTTGTTGATAAGTTTATTTAAAGTTTAGCACTCTTTTTTTATTGCTATAGCGTCATGCGTGCATTCATCCAAAAGCCCGCCAGAGGTTGTTACGTTAAATACAACGCGGTATCTTTCACCCTCGACAAGATTAACCAGGGGCGAAAATGTTTTACTGTAAAGTCCATCAACGCCGACAACATTATTTAAAGCAACTGGCCATGATTCACCAGCAAGCAATACACCATATCTATTTGTTATTGTAACCGTCACACTAGCGCCATTATCTAGGGATGGAGTATCACCAAATTGTTCAGTAACGTTTACAATGCAGTTAACTTGGTTTGAGCTATTAATATTAAGGTTCATTTATCATTGCCCTTACTGATACTTGGTTAAATACGAACGCGCTACATGTTACCGGCGTAGATATTGAAGAAACAGCCATTACACTGCCGCGCCCTGCCTCTTGTTGTTCTTCCTCTCTCCATACACCAGTAGCCCACAATGTAGAAACCCACAAGCCACCTTTAAAAATACCATTTATTTCTAGGCTCATGTCACACCAAACGGAACAATAACACCGTCCCCTATAATGGTCTTACCGTTTATTTTATCTATACTTGCTGATACTTCAGCCGTTACGCTACCAACTGAGCCTGATAAATTACCGGTAATATTTAATGTTTGATCGGGAAGGTTTATGTTCGATAAGCCTGCGCCATTTAAGCCTATTCTTGGATAGCTATCACCTGTTTGTGGTGTGTGCCCTGCTA